TGCGATTGTGGACTTCTGTTATAACTTGGGTGTGGGCAGACTTCAAACCAGCACCCTAAAGCGCAAAATCAACGCCCAAGATTGGGATGGAGCCAAAGAGCAATTGATGCTTTGGACTAAAGGCGGTGGTAAGGTGCTGCCTGGTTTGTTAAAAAGACGCCAAGTTGAATGTGCTCTTATGTAATAAACATTGTCAATTTTGAATGGGAGGTTTAAAATGTCAACAAAGCCCGTGTGGGAAAAAACCCGCCCTAAAAGTCTTGGCAAGCCAAAAGAGTTAAGCCCTAACCAGATCAAAGCCGCAAAGGCTTTCGCAAAGCGCACGGGTACTAAGTATCCATCTTTGGTAGCCAACATGGCCGGAGCAAAGAAAGGTAACTGGTAATGGCTTCCGTAATGACATATTCGTCGTTGGTAGAGAACATCCAATCATATTTGGAGCGTACTGACCAAGCGACCATCGACAAAATCCCCACATTTATTATGTTGGCGGAACAAGTCATGGCTGCGGACTTAAAGTTCTTGGGCAACTTAACTGTAGCTACAAGCAATATGGTTCAAGGCGAAAATGTCATAGATAAACCAGCCCGCTGGAGGAAAACCGTATCTATGAACGTAACGGTTAACGGCGTTCGCCAGCCCATATTCTTGAGAAAATACGAATACCTAAGAGAATATTGGCCAAACCCCACGCAACAGGATGTGCCTTTCTTCTATTGTGATTACGACTACACCCATTGGATGATTGCACCTACGCCTGATGATGATTACGCCTATGAGGTGCTGTATTACGAGCGTGTCCAGCCCTTAGACGCAACCAATCAAAGCAACTGGTTCACAGAATACGCTCCCCAAGCTTTGCTTTATGGGTCGCTCTTGCAAGCCATGCCGTTCTTGAAGAATGATGAGCGCATTCCTATGTGGCAAGCTCAATATCAACAAATCATGAATGTACTGAAAACTGAGGACGTTGCCCGAATTGGGGATCGTCAAGCGATTGCGAGGGATATATGAGCTTTATTTCGCCTTTTACTGGAAACGTCATCCAGCCCACGGACGTTTCTTACAGATCCGTTACGCTCTCCGCCAATACTGATCTGTTTTGGCCAATTAACGGTGGTGTTACAAACAATGTTGCCGCTCGGATTATGGACGTCACAGCCACTACTGCTGGCTTGTCTTTGTCTATGCCCCCCGCAAACCAAGCCTCTGTAGGTCAAGATGCGCTGATTCGCAACATCGGAGCTAACACCTTTACCGTTAAAGACGCTGCTGGCAACTCTATTGCAAGCGTGGCCCCAAGTGCCTCACGCTACATCTACATCACCACAAACGCCACCATAGCAGGTACATGGGGCAACATTGCTTTTGGAGTGGGGTCTTCTAACGTAGACGCCGGAGCCTTGGCTGGATACGGTTTAAAAGCCCTCAGCAACACTTTAAACACCGCCCATAATGTTACCACCTTCTCTTCGGATTACACCGCTATAGCCTCTGATAGGGCCGCTTCTTACGTATGGACTTCGGGGGCTGGTACGCTAACCCTTACTTCAGCTACAACGCTGGGGAATGATTGGTTCATGTTAATAAGAAATGGCGGGACTGGAACGCTTGTCATTGCCCCATCAGGAGGAAATTTAATCAATGGTGCTTCTTCCATTTCTCTACAGCCTTCTGATTCCTGCATTATTTGCTGCTCTGGCGTGGCTTTTTTCACCGTCGGCCTTGGACGCAGTACTCAGTTCAATTTTACGCAGCTTACCAAAGCTGTTACATCTGGCAGCTATACTCTAACCTCTTCTGAGGCTGCTAATGTTGTACAGAAGTACACAGGCACTTTGAGCGGCAACGTCACAGTCACTCTTCCCCAAACCGTTCAGGTCTACTACATTACCAACCAAACCAACGGAACTGGTTCGGGATACACCATAACCTTTACTACAGGTGGTGGCGGTGGAACGGCGGTTGTTCCTGCTGGACAGCAAGTTATTCTGCTATGTGACTCCATTAATCTTTTGAACGCCTCCACAATTGCTGCGGGTGCGTCAAATATTTCTTTAGCATCGGGTACTGTTTCTGTGCCCTCTTTAAACTTCTCCGCAGAAAGCTCTACGGGTATTTACCGTCCCGCTTCTGGAGAGTTTGGAATTGCCATTCTTGGCGTCAACTTGTTTAATTTGTCCGCAACAGGACTTACAATTTCAGGCACAGGAACCTTTACAGGCGGCATCTCCGGCGGAGTGTTCTAATGACGCAAAAAGTCTTTGCTCTTGATACCAAGCCCGGCGTCCAAAGGGACGGAACCATCTTTGATAAGCAATTTTACAATGATGGCCGCTGGGTAAGGTTTCAACGTGGTCGCCCTAGAAAAATGGGCGGCTATCGTGTTATTTCAGATCAAATGACAGGCCCATCAAGAGGCATCTGGGTAAACGCTCAGAATTCTTTCAATTACATCTTCAGCGGTTATAACAATGGTTTGCAAGTGCTCACTATTGATGATAATGGCGTTGGCGCTGGAATTGGAAACTTTGCATTGTCAAACTTTACGGCGTCAAACCTCAATTTGTGGCAATTTGACGGGTTTTATGATGTTTCAGGGGCTGGTGTTCAGTCTTTGCTTGCCCACCCTGGACAAAACCTTGCCGCAATTGACAGCGACTTTAATACTCCAGTTTTAATTGGTGACATCAATGGCTTGACCATGTCACAGATTGGAACATTTAACGACACAATTACATCTACTGGAGTTGCTGTAGTTACGATTCCAGCTTCCAATCCTCTGATTGGTGCCGGACAAACCATTACAGGGACAGGCATTCCAGCCAACACTACGGTGGTTTCGGTTTCCACAACCAATGTAACTCTGTCCAACGTAGTGCCCGCAGGAGTAATTGTAGCCACCTTTAACAACAACATCAGTGTGTCTGGTGGTGTGGTGACCTTGCACCCTTACGTATTTGTTTATGGAAATAATGGGTTGATTCAGAACTGCTCTGCTGGCAACGCCCAAGATTGGACTTCCGCAGACGCTAATGCGACCAACGTAGCCACAGGAAAGATTGTCCAAGGGTTACCCGTCAGGGGTGGATCAAACGCGCCTTCTGGGCTGTTTTGGAGCCTTGATAGCCTAATCCGCGTGTCTTACATCGGCGGAACAGGAACCCCAATTCAATATTGGCGTTATGACATCATCAGCTCGCAGTCTTCTATTCTGTCTAGCCAGTCTGCAATTGAATACGATGGTATTTACTATTGGTGCGGAGTTGATCGTTTCTTGATGTACAACGGTGTTGTTAAGGAAATTCCCAACACCATGAATCAGAACTACTTTTTTGACAACCTGAACTATGATCAACGTCAAAAAGTTTGGGTTACTAAAGTTCCGCGTTTTGGTGAGATTTGGTGGTTCTATCCCCGAGGAGATGCTACTGAATGCACTGATGCTATTGTCTATAACGTCCGAGAAAACATTTGGTATGACGCTGGCGAAGCTCTAGGCGCTCGCCGCTCTGCTGGCTACTTCTCCCAAGTTTTTCGTTTCCCCGTACAAGCCAACTGGCAAACCTTTGCACAAGAGACTGTGTTTATAGACACATTCAATACGGTTAACGGAAGTGCGTTTCTTTATCTAGATACTTACAACACCCAAGTTGAACTTGGATTGATTGTTTCTGGGGCTGGAATTCCCGTTGGCAACTATGTGACCGCAATCACAACCAGCAACATTAAGACACTTGGTGCGATTACTGGAGGCTCTGCATACGTAAACGGAACCTACACCAACGTCAACCTTACTGGAGGCAGCGGTGCTGGAGCTAAGGCCACTGTGACCGTTTCTGGTGGTGCCGTAACCGCCGTTACCTTAACAGCTAGAGGCGCAGGTTATCAAGTAGGTGATGTTTTAAGTGCATCCAATACACAGCTTGGCGGAGCTGGTGCAGGATTCTCTATTCCTGTTACAGCTTTGTATCTACAAGGCATCCAAATGTCTGCTGCGGCTACTGCAACAGCTTCTACGTCTTTGACATTTTCAACACCTCAAAACAGGATTGAGATTCTTCAACATGAGTTTGGGGTAGACGCCATCAACGGACAGTCTGTTACAGCCATTGAAAGCTACTTTGAGACCAATGACCTTGGATTAGTCTCTGGAGGCCCCTCAGAGCCAGCTATGGCGGGAATGAACAAGTGGCTTAGACTAGAGAGGGTAGAGCCTGATTTCTTGCTAGAGGGGGATATGACCCTTTACATTACAGGCCGTCCTTATGCACAATCGGACGATGCTCAGTCTGTTCCTTACGTATTTGACTCTACTACTAACAAGATTGATATGAAAGAGCAGCGTAGGGAATTAAGGATAAAGCTTGTATCTAACCAAGTGGGCGGAGACTACCAGTTAGGAAGAATATTGTTAAACGCAGACATTGGAGATGTACGTGGCTACTAGCATCCCAAACCCAGGTCAAGTTTACGATCCAAGATTTCATACATTTGAGTCTTGGGCAAGCCTTATGTGCGAGCTGTATGCTGCACAACAATTAGAGATCCCAAACGAGCAGACGGATTGGAAAATGTGGGGTAATGGCATACGAGCAATTGACGTGTTTGCAAACGAGGCTATTCCCATGACAGACAATTACAGTGACTGGCAAGAGTGGGCTGAAGCGCTTGTCAATACAGTAGCGTCTAGAACGTAAGAGGTAAATGATATGATTGACAACTCAATTAAAGACATAGATAGCCTATATCAACAAATATTAGGAAGAGCGCCTGATGTGGGGGGCGCTCAAAACTGGGCACAAGCGTTTGGCCCAACCATTGAAGCAAACGAAATAGAACAGTTTAGACAAGCTGCTGCGCCAGAGTTGGCTGTAACTGGTTACGTAAGGACGGCGGCACCAGCACCTTCTCCCGAGCCAGCCGCAACACCCTCAAGTGCAGGGCCACTTACTAAAGCTTTAAATACAGCGCCCGTTACTGAAACTTTAAATACAACGCTTGCTACTCAAGGCGAAGACCCAATAGTTAAATTATATAAAGACGTATTGGGTAGGTCTCCCGATGAGGCTGGTAAAGAATATTGGACAAAACAGTTTGGCAATACTATTGATCCAAACGAAATAGCACAATTTAAAAAATCCGCAGCTCCTGAGTTATATGGTTCTGACATATTTAAATTATATAAAGACGTATTGGGCAGGGATCCTGATGCAGGGGGGTTAGAACATTGGTCAAAACAGTTTGGAAAAACTATTGATGCAAATGAGATAGCACAATTTAAAGAAGCTGCGGGTCGAGAGTTATATGGAGCCGACTATGACGATCCAAACAAACCATATCTAAATTTATTTAAATCTATTACACCCAATGGGGAATTGACACCCGGTAACTTTGGGCGACAAACTGCGCTGGATTTGGCTTGGTCTGGACAATTAGATCAAGATGCTTACACCAAGGTTTTGCAAAACTCACCCAACAGGGCGGAGATTGAATCCATACGTGGTTTGGGCCAAGATATTTTAGATAAGGCTCCTAAAAAAGTTGATCCTAGCACTTTAGATTTTGGTGAGGAGCAGATGCCGTATGCTAACGTTGATGTTAGCAATGGCAATGGAATATATGCTCGTTATGATAGAGATGGGAACCTTCTAAACTTTACTGGTACTCAAGTGTGGCCGCTTGTCCCAGATGGTAAAGGTGGTTATAAAACAGCATTACCCAAAGATACCGTTGCTTATGCATCTTGGAGAGCAGATGGTTCTGCAAATCCAACTGTAGCGGCGGCAAGAGACAATAGTCTTGCTGGATTTATTAGAAGTTTGGGGCCTGTTGCAGATATTGCTTTAGCTGTTGCGACGCAAGGAGCATCACTTCCAGCACAACTTGCCGCTAAGGCTGCGTTAGATTTGGCTAGGGGTGCCACGCCAATACAAGTGCTCCAAGGCGGAGTGGCAAATTATTTGTCTGCCGGAATCGCTGATTACACAGGTTTATCGAGTGCGATTAAATCAATTGACAGCAAGCTATTACAAGATGTAGCAAGAGGCGCTACTATGGGCGGTATTTCTGCGGGGATATCTGGCAGAGATATTGGTCAAGGTATTACTGTAGGTGCCGTTTCAAGTGCGGTATCCAATATCGGAAATCAATATTTGGCTGACACGTCATTATCAGCCGTCCAGCGCAATGCTTTGATGGGTTCTGCTACGGCATATGCTCAGTCTATTGCTAGTGGACAAAGTAATGAGGCTGCTTTGAAAAACGCAATGATGGCCGGAGGAAAAGCGGCGGGAACGCAATTCGCAAAAGATCTTAATAAAGAATATGGAATTAC